AATATGATTATGTTATATCAGAGATTAATAATAAAAATATCGAAATACAAAGTCTTATAGAATTTCCACAAAGTGAATATTTTAAACCTTTTAAAGAACAATATGATTATGTTATATCAGAGATTAATAATAAAAATATCGAAATACAAAGTCTTATAGAATTTCCACAAAGTGAATATTTTAAACCTTTTAAAGAAAAATATGATTATGTTATATCAGAGATTAATAATAAAAATAATGTTAGTGAAAAATCAAATAGTTTTATCGATAAAAAAATATATTATTTATTTAATAATATATATATATCGTTCAATATTTAATGAATATGACTTTTATATTACATACGCCGCACGAGACATTTATTAATATTAATATTTTATTTGAAATAGTATAAGTCATAGCGTGGAACAATATTTAATTTATTATATTTTAACTTGATGATGTAATTGTTATTTGCTATAAAGTTGTACATTATTTTACCAGTTTTAATTTTTTACACCTTTGCACATTTAAAACGCCTATTTTTTAATAAATAAAACAACTTAAAAAGATAATAATATACTATATTAACAATGAATAGTAAGAAGTCTATGTTGAATATATATAATTAAAAAAAATTGAAAATAATATTTTAATCATTAAATTATAATTAAAATATTAGAATATATTTAACAATATAAAATGTTTTATGATCAATTTGAAGAACAATATTATAATGATCATGCAAAAAATTGTACGAATTATAAAGAAACATTGGCATCAATTGACAAATGGCAATCATGTAATATGGATGATATTATCATTGGTGACTATATTTATATTGAATATTTGCCATCCTCACAAAAACACTTATATACGCATGTACCTGAATGCGGACAAGTTATAAATATTGAATATGTAAAATGTGATTTTACAAATACTAATAGTAAACATATATTCATTAGAAATCATAATGGATGTGATATATTAATCAATAAAGATGGATTATGTATGTATTCATCTGGCTATGATATATTTATTCAGAAAAAATATTAATATCAATATTTCAAATTATAAATTTCCTCAATAACATTATCTAATTCTATATCATCACATCCGCCAAAAAGTACAATTCCACTTTTTCCATCAACTAATATATCCGCAAATATAGATCGAACATGAATATCTAAAACTAACATATTTTGTCTTAAAATACGGATATCGTCTTTTAGATGTTCTGGCATTTCTTTATTTAATTTAAAATTTGTTTTTTCTAACCATTTTTCGATACTAAATTTATATTGTTTTACTTTATTTGGATATTTATCTTTGGCTAATACCATCCAACCTAATTTTTTAAATATACTTACATACCAATCACGAATTCCATCAAATGTGATTTCATCTGACATAACTATTTTATCTGTCATCATATAATTATCATCATAAAATATTTTATAATATATTATTATATAATATAAAATGTTAGATTTATTTGACAATCATAATGCAATTAAAAATGCAAAAATTCAATTAATTGGAGCATTAGTTCAAGGATTATATGTGTATTATTCATGTGGAAAAATAGATTCTAAATTTTTTATTATTTATCTATTATTGACATTTATAGCATCAATATTTTATTATAAAGTATTTTTGTCTGATTAATATATGATTTATTTTTTATTAGCAATTGTTAAAATTCAACATGTTTATATTACTTACTTTTAATGAAAAATTAACTATTATTAAATATTTTTTGTCAAGGTGGTAATATTATAATATTATTTATAATATTATAATAATTTAATGCATAAATAAAGTTTAATTTTTTTTATAGTTAATTATATATTTTTAGAGGGGAAGAATAATTAAATTTATGATTGAAATATTTGTAAATGTCTGTATTCATTTTTAATTATAATAATAGTTTTTTCTTTAAGCAATTATTATAATTATTGATAATATTGTGTTATGATGTATTTGCATCATAAATGGGAAAAATATAAAACAACACCATTAAACATATAAAATAAATATTATTTTAAAATGTCTAAAATTAAAACATATCTATTTTCATTCGTTAAATTCCATGCTTGATGTAAACAATTATCATCAAATATAAATGGCATCGACCAATCTATTATTTTATTATTGATTTTAAATTTACAGTTTCCATGAGGAATTATTAGTGGTATTTGTACACGATAAAATTCATCATTATTATCTGTATGGTAATCAGTTGATTTGCCCGCTTCTAAACATGAAAATCCTGCATTAATTACATTAGGAATATTTAATAGTAATTTAATGGTATTTGGACAATCATTATTATATATTTGTCTATTAAATAATAATCCATATAATTTCCATGTTGGTTTTTCAGATAAATTTATTGATAATGATGTTTCTTTTGATTTTAATATTTTAAATACATCATCTATGTTATTTTTTTTAAATATTAATTTATGGTGTAAATCATCATATAAAATCCATCTATTTGAATATAATACATTATTTAATTCTTGAATAATAATATGTTTATTTTTAATAATTTGATTTAATTTTGGATATAGATCAAAAGGTATTAAACAGTTGTCATTTAAATTTTTTTTAGACTTTAACTTTAATAATAACAATATAAATAATATAATAAGTAACATTAATAACATGTTGTTGATTTTCATTAAAATATATTGACATATTTATATTTTCATGGTAAAATTAAAAAAAATAATTATATATTAACTATATGAATTCTAATAATATAAATATTGCAGGCTTACCTGCTGATTTAACTAATAATAAATTTATACTTAACAATTATTATAATGTTAAAAATGTCAAATCTTTTTATGAAGTAATGAATACATATAATGATGAGAAAAAAAAATCTTTTTGTGGTTTAGAAAGTGCAATTATTAATTTAACACAATATAATAATAATTTTAATTTTTTTGACAATGTATTACCATCTATAGTATATCGTGCACAAAATTTAGAATTAAATTTAATATCTACACCACCAATATTAAACGGTATTCCAATATATGGAGGAATAATACCATTATTAGATTTAAATTCAAATAGTGAACTTATAATATCTCGTAATTTGGGTGCGTCACTTTTGGCGAATATGTTTTTATGTACGATGATTCCAAATATGAATCGTTATATGAATTCTATTAGTTTTTTAAAATTATTTCAAACTAGACATAATCAAGAAATTGCCAAATTACAAATGATAATTCATTATTTTTATCGTATTTGTAATAAAGATTTATTGGGTGATATTTGTATTCGAAGAAGTTATGTAAATAGTATGAATAATTATAATTGGACCAACAGTAATAAACCATTATTACCATTGTCATTTGCTGAAAAAATGATTGGTTTTGAACAGGAACCACACTTTGCACATGTAGATTTTGCGAATACATACATCGGTGGGGGCGTATTATCTGGTGGATGTGTGCAAGAAGAAATTAGATTTGCAATATGTCCAGAATTATTATTATCTATGCTAGTATGTTCAAGAATTGGTGATTTTGAAGCAATTCAAATATGTGGAACTGAACAATTTTCAAATTATATTGGTTACGGGTTTAATCTAAAATTTGGAGGAGATTACGTTGATCAAACTTTGCGTGACAAATATGGAAATATTTTATCAGAAGTAATTGCAATAGATGCATTGGATTTTCGTAACGATAACAGTAGTATTTACAATCAATTATCTGAGAACAATTTATTGAGAGAATTAAATAAACTTTATGCAGGATTTATGCCATATAATAATTTACAACAACAAAGAACTATTGCAACCGGTAATTGGGGGTGTGGAGTTTTTTTAGGTTGTGTGCAATTGAAAGCATTATTGCAATGGGCAGTTGCATCTCAATGTAATAGAAAAATAAAATATTTTCCATATGAACAAAATATGGGTCCATTATTTGAAAGTCTATCAATATGGATAGTACATAGAAAAGTTAGTGTTGGAGAATTGTTATCTGTATTATTTAAATTAAAACATGATGAGACAATTAATGAAGATAAAATTTTTATGAAAGTTTATAGAACGTTAAAAAATTAAAAATTTAATAATATAATACAATATTATTAAATCTTACTTTATATGTTAAGTGATATTATACGTTGGATACATTATTTTGTAGTTTTATTTTTGTTTTTTGGTTTTTTATTACCCCCTAAATATGTATGGACATATGTATTATTTGTAATTATTCTTAAAATCCATTGGATGAAAAATAATGATAAATGTATTTTAACTGAATTAGAACACCGTTTAACTGGTACAAATAATAATAATAATAATAACACAAGATATCCATTTATTGGAAAAATGTTTAGTTATGTAAATATTTCAATGACAGACGAACAATATGATTATATTTTTAATGTATTGATAATTATATTGGTTTTTTATTCTACATGTAAATATAAATCATACCTTAAAAAACAAAATAAAATAAAATATAAATTAATAAAATAAAATGAAATATAAATTAATAAAATAATTTATTTAGTTGTTACTTTTTTGGACTTTTTTAGATCAACGTTTAGATCCACGTTTAAATCCACCTGCAGTTTGTATTGATGCATTTTTTTTGTAATTCTTCTATTTTTTCTTTATATTTTAAATCAATTATTGCAATTGCTTGTATCAATGCAACATCTAAATTGGAATAATTTTGTCGATTTGCCCATGCTGGAACTAATTGATCATAAACATATCTATTTCTAATTTGTCTAGGATCATTTACATTTTCAACAAAAATAGAATTTGATTCTTTTGACATGATATATATAATTTTTATATTTTTTTATTTGGATTTAATATATTTGCAATTTGTAGTTGCCACTTATATTTTATTGTTGGAACATGGCGATTTAATATATCCAAATATGGTTGCCATGATTCTGCACAACATAATACTTCTGGAGCAATATTCCACAATGAAGTTATATAATTATCCAATTCATACATAAGTGTGCTATTTTGAATTAAATGTTTTATTTCAAAGTTATGAACGTGTATAATATTTCTATACATTTATATTTTTATTATAAATAATATAATAAAATTAAAGCATAAATAAATTTATTTTATTCTAATAATTTAAATTATAAAAATTTTATTTAAGTTAACTGTTTTTTATTTAGCCATTAAACTAAAATTATATAATTTTATTAGTAATATACGTGGTGACATTAATATACCTACAATTACATCATATTATGATAATAAAATAAAATTTTATACTTTTGGAAATAATGATACGAATAAACATATATATATAGCATCTGGCGGCATGGAACTAAAATATAACAATTACATAAAAAAAACAATTGATGACATACATAAAACATATCCTAAAATATTAAATGAATATAGTTTTAATGTTATAGTAAGTGATCAATTACCATTTGCTATTATAAATCCAATAGTTACATATATAAAAAAATATAAAAAACCTGAAGAATTAATATTATTAGGTTATTCTGCAGGTGGTAATTTTATGTCTCATATATTATCATCATTAAAATATATGAAGTGTAAACAAAAATTAATTACATATGATACAACGCATTGTCCACATAAAGCGTTTATTAATAAAAATGATAAACAAATCGAAGAAATATTATGTAAAAATGCGATAGATAAAATGTATGGTGGTTCATATAATTGGAACAATGTTATTAATTCAGCATGTAAATATTTTAATATAAACAAAAAGGAATTCATTAGAAAATCTTCATTTAATTACAATCTTAATAAAAATATAGTATATTACAATATATATGAAAAATATGATCCATTCGTAGAACATTTTAATTTACTTAGTATTATTAAATATAAACATTTAATAAAATTTAAGATTATTAGTATTCAAAAAAATAATTTAGATCATTGTACAGATATGTATTTTAACACAAAATATTTACGGGATTTAATTTATGCAATTAAAGACAAAATATGAATTTTTTTATGATATTTGGTTAGGTAATATATTATTTGTTATAAATACACTATCACTATATAAAATACCTATTCAAAATGAAAATATTATCAAAAATTCTTCATTTTTGAAGTTAGAGTTGATACCGAGATGCCATTAATTATAAATCAACATATAGTTTTCAATAAAAATAACTATATATAATTTATTATATTTTTCATTGTAAATAATATTAGGCGATTGTGAAAAATGTTGATTTTTTTACATTATATGATATAATTATCTATTATATCATATAATTATGGAGATAAATTACTATATAAAAAACATCGTAAAGCACATATTGAAAATAATAAATTATATAAAAATTTAGGTAATTACGGTGCTATCAAAAATACAATTTTAATGATGACTAGAAATGGTGAATATTTTGGTATTGAAATACAATTATTAAATAAAGTTTATCCATTATTTAATTCTTGGCATATTAATCAAATAATAATAAATATTAATAGTAATAATATTAACAACTATGTATTAATTGATAAATTTAATTTACATGAATATTATAATATATATGGTAATGAAATATTTAAATTTATTGTTAACTATTTTATGACATTAAATGATCTTCCATATTTGTATCGTGATATCAATATGTCTATAATGCTAAATGATATATATTTAAGACCATTAATGAAATATATTGAAATGGATTGTCATAGTATGATTCCAATTAATTTTATTTTGGTCAATTGTGGTTCATTATTACCAAATGAATGGTTAGGAAAAGAGTTTAAAAATGGAAATGAGTTTCACCGTTTAATAGATCAATTAGAATGTAGAATTAATAAGCCTCCTGTAACATATTTAGCAAATTTTAATATGACCATAAAAAAACACAATAATATAATTTTCCGTTTTGATAAAATTTGTAATAAATCACTAAATATATTTTTACATGATAATTTCAAATGGCAATACAATTTACCAAATAATTTTACTAACTTATCTGTTCAAAGTCAAATTATAACTATTAATAATAAACAAATTAAATTAAATCTTATTTATAATCATGAAAATGTTTTTATGTCATCGCCTCAATTAAATCATTCAATAAGTTATAATTCATATTTTCACAATTAACATCAAAATTTATAAGATTATCCACTTTTTTTACTCCTGACGAAATTATTTGTTTTTTTGCAAAAAATGATGATATTGTAAATTATAAATTAAATTTAACAAAAATGGATGATAATAATATTAAATTTTATTCATATGATGGTATACATGGCGCATTTTGTCTAAATAGTAATATAATAAAAATGATAAAAAATATAATAATCAATAATCAATAATCAATAAATAATTAAACAATTAAATTGTAATATTTATCTATATACGTTCTACAATACGGACATGTTTTATTATTTAGTGTCCATGTAAATATACATGTTTTACAATACTGATGATTACATGATGTAATTAATGTAGATTTTTCATCATAACATACCAAACAATTAATTATGTCATTTTCCACAAAATTTTTGTCATATATTACTTTATAATCAATTACTTTATTATTGGAAATTTTTGCATAATATTTTTTTTCATTTAATGAAATTAGATATTTAACTGATTTCATTTTATGACCAATACATGACATTTTAAATATAATATTGTCATATATACCTATATTAATATTTGGTTTGCATTTTAATAAAAATTTAACCATTTTCATTTTTTCAAATAAATTTGCAATACGAAATGGTAACTCATCATCAATACTTAAATCAAAATAATAATATTTCATTAATAATTTTAATATTTTGAAACATCCATTTTCACATAATATCCTTAGTAATATCATTTTGTCATATGCATCAATATTTGGTCTAAACCGTAACAACCAACTTATAATATCATAATTTTTGTTATGACATGCATATTTAATTAACATAACAATATCATCATTAAATGAACCGTAAAAAATATTAAAATTTATCAATAATTTTAAAATATCAATATTATTATTTTTACATGCATGTTTAGAACCATTTATAATAATATCATTTGAAAGATGAAATTGACAATACCAATTAACAATTTCTATTTTATTATTAATACATGCATTATAAAATACTTCATTATTGAATGAATAATAATTTATAAAAAATGTATTCATACATATATAATTTATAATATCTATATTGCCATTTAAACATGCTAAAGAATATGGAGCATCGTAATATGCATTTAAATTTAATAATGGATATTTATGATGTAATTTTTGTACTATATTAAAATTACCATATAGACATGCACAACATAAACCAAATTCATAATCAATTGTTAAATCATTTCCATCTATTATCCAATTTAATATATTTATAAAATTATTTTGACAAGCAAATACAAAAAAATGATTTAAATCTAAATAATCATATTCGTTGTCAATTAAATGAACAATTGTTTTATGATTATTATTTTTAATGTTGTAAATAAATTTATTTGAATTATTAATATTTGGATCATTCCTAATTAATAATAAATATTTTGCTAAATTATAATTTAAATTATCACATGCCAATTTAAATGAACGCAATATATCACCACATTTAATATGTTTAATCAATTTATTGTTTGATATCATATTTATAAATAACTAGATAAAAAAATTAATGAAAAAATATATTTACCTGATTTTGAAATAGATATTTCATCCGAATATGTTAAAAACCAAGGCAATACTAATTTATGTTCAATATTTGCAACAACATTCGCAATAGAATAAGTAATCCATTATAATAATAATGATAATAATAAAATAAAATCATTATCCATATATAATCTATATCTAAAATCTCTTTATTGTTCAAACAATTTAAATTCTAATTATAAAATCATTATCGATAATAATAATGATGGATTTACATTAAAAAATGCATTATATGGTGGAATATATGGAATATGTTATGAAGATAAGTTGCGTAATATTCCTCATTATGTGAATAATCTTTTAAATTTTACATTTGTTTTCAAAAATATGAATCCTTTGTTGGAAAATGATTATATATATACAAAATTAAATCATATTCATATAAATAAATTTATTAAAATAGTTCCATTAATCGATGATGATATTAATTTTATAATAAAAGAAGTATCTATCAATACGTTTGATTCAAATAAGAATAATTTATTTATTGAAGATGATTTATATAAATTAAAGTATGAATTATGTGATGATATTCAAATAGATAATTATCATATATCAAAATTAAAAAAACAAGAATTAATAAATAAAATAAAATATATTTTGACCGATGAACAATTACTGGTATTGATTAGTTTAATGTTACCAACATATATAAATAATATGTTAGATAGAAATAACATATTAAATATTAAAGAAAATGATAAATTTGAAAATCCGCATGCATGTTTGATTGTAGGATATACAAATACAACATTTGAAATATTATCATCATGGGTTTGGAATTTGGTGTGAATGGTTGTTTTATAGTAGAAAATGATTATTTTTTCAAAAAGTCGAATGGTATAAATTATAATTTAGATTTGAATCAAATATATATGATAACCGCTGTTAATTAAATAAATATTTTTATATTTTTCTAACTTTAGGAATAACGATAACATTGTCTAATAAATATGTATTTTTATCTATTTTAATTGGTAATTCCCCAATTCGTTTAATTTTTGCAAATGGGTATTTTAATTCATAATCATATACAATCCCTGTATCTGGATTATACCAACAATCAAATGGTTCTGTTAATTGTCCATTTTCTTCATTGACTGCCTTAATTCGAATAACTTTTACTTTTTTTGTTATTGAATTAACAGAATTAGAACCATTATCTATTTTTTTATCAAAAAATATATCATCTTTGTATGCAGGTGACATATATTGATCAAAATAAGATTTTTCATTAAATTTAAAACAATTATATTCACCATCAATCATATTATGTTCTTTAAATAATTCGCAATCAATTGCAACTTCTTTAACAGGCAATAAAAATGAATAAATTAAATTACTTTTTTCTAATGATAACTCTTGTATGTCTTGATCAGTTGTTGTCTCATTATTTGGAGAAATTGCATTATATCTAAATATTTCAACATAACGTTCATCCATTGGAATATCTTTGTGCGAACATTGACGAATCGCACGACCAATTAATTGTTCAATACGTACTTCATTCCAATATGGATCCATTACATGAACTTGTCGTACATTTCTCAATGAAATACCTTCTGAACCTGCTGGAGAAATTAGAATTATTCTAATTCGCGAGCCATCAACATTACGAGTTTCGTTATAAGCCTTAAGATTATTATCTCTAACTTCTCTGTCCATTGAACCTGCAAATTCAGTATATCTGTGAAAATCAACACCAGGTTCTTTTCCAAATTCAGTATAACCAAAATACTTCATGTATATTTTGAATATTTGTAAACCTTCCATTTTCACATAATTACTGTATACTAATAATGGACCCGCAGAACGTAAACTATAAAACATAATTGCAGTCATCTTACAACTACAATCATACATCGCTTCAAGTAAATTTGATTTTTTTTTATGATTATTCCAAAATTCAGTAAACTTGTATTTATATTCGGTTTTAAATATATCCATATCTTTTTCCAAAGATAAACCAACTTTTTTATCTTCTAATAATCTATTATTTAAATATGCATCAAATGTCTGTATATATCTATCCATTGTGTCCAAATATAATTTATATCTATCTGATAAATCTTTATCAATTTCTTCTGTTTTTCCTTGTAATAATTGTTCAGCCTCCTTTTCAGTCAATCTAAATTTACTTGGTCGTGGTCTTGCTTCTCCAGACATATCAGTCCCCATTACTGGAAATACAAAATTACTTGCTTGTCTAGTATATGACTTATATACACTCTGTCCACTTTGTTTTTTACGTCCGCTTTTCATATTTGCTTCCAATTTACGTTCAACTTCTTGATAAAATTTATATACTTGTAATTGGTATTCACTCATAACTAAATTTTTTTGTAATGGAACACGTTTTGCGTATAAATCAGATGTTGCGCCTTTGTAATAAGATACTAAACCCATTATACGACGTTGAAACATATTTTTATTAGTTGGATTTAATGTTTTCTGACCGGTACTACTTACATAAATTTCATTGAATTTTGCTTCATTATTTGGAAAAATTTCTGGACGTAACAAATTAAATATTAATGCAAGTTCAAATGGTGTATTAACTGCAGGAGTTGCAGATATTAATATTGTTCGTGTTGTATGATTATCCTTTTTATCTTGAATCATATAATCATAAATTACTTGTGCACGTTTTCCAGCTTTATTTGTAATATTTCCATATACATTTCTAATAAAATTATGTGCTTCGTCTATTATATACATGTTTTTTTTACTTGAATCTGCTTCTCTAACTGCATTCAAAAAATCACGATCTGCTTTAGGTGAATCATAATGAATAAATTTTATATTTTCCCATCTTGCATTAGTATCTCCTTTGGCTAACCATTTTTTTAAATCATTCATCCATGGTTGATTTTTCAAACTTGCCTTAATTAATATAAATACATTCCAAGTAGGAGTATGATTAAATAATACATTATATACATTAATGGATGTCGCAGTTTTACCAGAACCTAAACCGTGATATAATAAAATATCACGATATGGACTTTTATAATCTAAATAAGAACCAATAAATTTTTGATATTCACGTAATTCATGTACTTCATCTTTTTCAGAAATATTACATGGATCCTCCCCGGGTATTTTAACGATTGGTTTAAGTTTATATTTTTTAAAATTATATAATATCCATAATGGAAACAATCTACCATCAACTTTAAAATCAATATAATTTTGTGTATTTGAGTAACTCATTAATATAAATAACAATTAAAATATTTTTTAAAAAAGTATAATTTATACTTTTTTAAAAAAAATTTGAAATTATAATTATATAATTTAATATATAGGTAATAGTATCATAATATTTGTAATGGAATTATATAATGCAAATTATGGTACACCAAATAATACTTATACGCATTATGCTATGCTATTTTTTCAAAGATTATATAATCGAATTAGAAGATCTATTAATAGTACTAGACATAATTTAACCGTCCCTGTTGATATTATAATTGATAATCAAAATATTGAAAATCCGCCAAATTACTGTAGTAATTATATTAATTCTAGAAAATATCTTTATAAATGTTTAAATTGTAATCGTTCTAATATAACAATTTATAAATCAAAAATAGAAGTTGATAGGACTTGTTCAATATGTTTAGATAATAAAAATGTACGTTATGGATGTTATAATTGTGTCCATAATGGACTGCAATCATGTTGTGAAAATTGTTATAATGAAATAGTTAATATGTCCGTAAAATATAGTATATTTCAAGAAACACATCATGTACAAACATTTAATGATTCATATTTAATTACTGTATAAAAAAATAATTTATTAAATAATCCATATATTGATGTTATTAGATAATCCATATATTGATATTATAATTGAATTCTCCAGCCCCATTATAAACATGGATTATTAGGATATTGATTATGACGATTATTTTAAATTGTATCAAAATTTAAACAAAAAAAGTTTATGAAATGTTTTTGTTCTTACGAACAAGAGGCAAACTGTATATACTTTTATTAATAAAAATATATAATTTTATCATTTAATTTCATTCATTTATATTATAATATAAATTACTTATAAATGAATTAAGTTGAAGCAAAATTTTTAAATATTAATGTTAAAAAATAAGATCGAAACTAAAGGAAATCGGAGCAAAAAATATTCATCCGCCTATATTATATGAGAAATATATTTATAAACTTCCAGATGGTTCTCGTGGATATGTTAGAATAATATCAGAAGGAAATAAAATAACAAGTACTATTAAACATTATCCAGAAGACTCAAAATATGCACTAGAATCAGAAATAAACATTAACAATACAATGGAAGAAACATATGAATTTTTTAAGATGTTAAATTTACCATGTTTAGCATATCATCAAACGATTCGAGAAAAATGGAGTATAAATGGTTGTAAAGAATTGGTAATTGATACCATACCAGGCATACCAACATATATTGAAATAGAATGTGATAATGAAAAATTTATTGAAGACATGGCGAATAAATTAGGTTTAGATATGACTAAGGCAGAATATGGAGCATATGATAAACAATATGAAGATTATTATGGTATATCTAAAATAGATCTTAATAATAATATATAGCGTCTAACTTTTGAAAATGTGATTAATAATTTAGGTGATAAAGTAAAAAAAAAATAAAAAATTCTTAGCAAAGGTACAAAAACATTATTTACCAAAATTTGAATCGGTTAAAAAAAATCTAAAAAAATTGATAAATAATTAATATAAAATAAATTATTAAGATTGAATCTAATAATGAAATTAAACCAAATTATTAAAAATATTTGTCTGATATGAATTTACAAAATTATTCACTTGGTATTCCAACAATTGAATATGGATTAAGCGTATATTATAAATATTTTACCTAATGATAAACAAAGAGTATGGTGTAGTTGCGATACAATTAGAAAAAAATTGAATAATAAAATTATACACATAATATTATGTGTATAATTTTATATAATACAATGATATTGAATTATAACACAAATTACATCAATAATGTAAATAATTATTATTCATATTACAATGACAATGATGATGATTTTTTATTTTGGTCTTTGTATTCTGAAAATCAATTTGAAGATTTATTTGAACAAAGACATCTTAATATACAAAATGAGGAAACAATAAATGCAAATACTAATAAAAAAATAAAAAAATGTTTAGGCTGTAATGTAAATTGTGATATTATGATTATGGGTAAAATTAATACAGAACGCACGTGTTTTATTTGTTTAGATTCAAAAGATGTATGTTATGGTTGTCAAAAATGTATTGATATAAATTTACCTTCTTGTTGTATAGAATGTTTTAATAACATAATTAAATAAAAAGGTTGTAATCATTTTCAAGATCTCTAATTTTATTGTAATCTAAAAATAATTGAGTATGATTTTTATGACATAATTGAATACCTCCAATTATATATCTCATATCAGAATAAAAATCAATATAGTCTCCAATTTTAATTGTAAATGACATATCTAAAAAAGATTCATAGTTTTTAATTATGTCAAGTTTAGACATATTGGGGCTGGAGAATTGACAATTTAAATGATAAACTTTCATAATTATTAAAATGATTTATGTTAATTAGTTACATTTATAAAATTTAATTTATAAATGTAACTGATGCTAAAAAACAGAAACCAATATATGTTGATTTTAATCTATCTTTTCTAAAACATACTCTATTATATTATTTTAATTTTGATATGACATTTTCAACGGTATATCTTTTTTTAATAATTTTTTGTGTTTTTTAGATGTTTTCTTTTTTTGATTTTTTCTATGAGGATGTACTATTTCAATTTTATATTTTTTTAATAATGTTTGTTTATTTTTTTTTATTTAATATGTAACCTTTATCTCCAAGATCTCTTTTTTTAACTTTTCAACCGAATTAACTAATTTTTTCAATAGATTTATTTAAATTATTAAAAGATTTATCTACTACATCGTCTTCTTTTTCTCCCCCAACCCCAAACGCAGAAATACCAATTTTCCTAACACTGTTTGGTATTACTACATTCTTAAGATTAGAACAATCAAAAAACGCATAATCGCCAATTTCATTAACACTGTTTGGTATTTTTATATTTTTTAAAGATTTGCAACCGTTACTTAAAACCTGCTATTTCTAGATAGTCTTGTTAAAGACTATTTTTATGATATTCGTATTAAGGAGCACTCCTTTACAAATTATCACAAACCAGGTTTATGAGGACATGTAACTTG